AGCATTTTTAAAATTGTCTTTGCACCAATACTTATATCAGAATCTAAAAATAACATGTGCGTACATTTAGATTCTAAAAAACCAGACACACATAAATTCCTTCCTTGTGTCACTAATGAGGATTTTAAAATACAAAACTCAACATGTATTTTATTCATATGACATAATCTTGATAAGTCTAATAAACTTTGAACATAATGTAATGAAACTTCTGAATGGCAAGGAGTTGCTACATATAATTTAAAAGGTGATATTTCTTTTGCTATAGTTTTTTTCTCAACCCATATAGGTTCTATTAATGCATCCTCATCTAAATTTTGTGGATTAAAATTTAATAATTTATCTCCTAGCACTTAAAGCTCCTTGTAAAAATAATTCCCATTCTCCTCCTTTTTTTGTCCAATTATAAAATCTCTTTGCGTGTAATTGTTGAGCGTTTAAGTGATCTTCTAAATAGTCTTCACCCAACTGTTTACAAGCCATGTCTATAGCTTGTCCAAACACCATGGATAATTTTTTATAATCTTGAGTATAATTTACGTAAACAGGCCATTCAGAACATGTTTCATATAAAGCTCCGTAGTTTGTGCAAATCATATACAAACCTGCTGCCATAGCTTCTAAAGCACCAATACAAAAAGTTTCTTCCCAACAACTTGGATGAGCCCAAATATGATATTTGTCTATATTTTCCATTATATATTCATGTGGTTTATAACCAATATAATTTACGTTCTTTAATTTTTTTGCTTGTTCAAAAAGAGGGTCATATTTACCTCTGTTTATTTCTGCAAAGTAATCTCCATATATTTGTGTTGAGGAGTAAACATCCAACTCCACATTAGGATTTGTAACATGTTGCATTGCTCCCAGCATGACATTTAATCCCCTCCATGGAGTAGAATTATATAATATTTTTATTTTATCACCTTTATTATAAGGTTTTCTTTTTGGAAAATTTTCAGTGCCATTTTTTATCACCATAGATTTATCTTGTGGTATTCTAAAAAAATATCTAAATTTTTCGTAATTCCAATGAGAATTAAAAACATACCAATCGTATTCATCGTGTCTCATAGGATTATTAAAAAAATTCTGTAGGTTAGGTTGATCGTAAGAATTTTTTTGCCAAAGAATATTTAATTTATCTTTTACTAAAGGTACTTTTCCCGGTATGGATGTACAAATATTTACTTGATCAAGTAATTCTTTTTTGCAGTATTTATGTAACAGTTCTAATTGTAATTCTGTTCCGCCACGTGGTTTCATTCGTCTTTGGTTTTACCAAAAAGCGTAAGTTTAGCAACTGTAATTTCTAAGTCCTGTCTAAAATCGTCTGCGGTAGTATCTGTGTTTGGGTCTGCAACATCTGCATCAAACTCAGCTTTATCTGCATAGACTTTACCTGTCCTTTTATTTTTAACTATTTCAACAGCTTTTGCAGGTATTCTTTGTATTGCCATTAAGTCCTCCCTTGTCTATTGTATTTCTTATAACTTCTTTTCTCACTTTTTGAAAGTTTTTTCTTATGTCTGCGTGGACGTTTTCTAGGTTTTGGCCTAGGTACAAAATTAACAAATTTACGTTTAGCCATTCTCCTGTGATCTATCAATTAAGGCATATGAAATTATTCCTTGTATTTCATCTGCTGTCCCTGCTGTCATTTTAAGTATATCTCCAGCTTCTAAAACTAAAGTATTATTTATTATATCTTTAGTAGTCGCTCCAGCCACAGCTTCACTAAATATTCTAAAAGTTGCAGATGCTGAAGTGTCAGTAACTTGTACTGTAAAATTTACACTACTCACTGATCCATTATTTATTTGTATTTGTTTTATTAAAACTGTTGCATTAGTGGGACATGTAAGAACACTTTCAGTGCCCGTTGTTGTTAAATTTACCCCTTCATTTTTATATCTTATGGTCATTGTAAAAAAAAGTTAAATTCATCTTGTTCATTTTTTAAATCTTGTTGAAATGAAAAATTTAATTGTGATTGTAATGTTGCTAATGCATCTAAAATTTGTCTTTGATTAGACTCATCATACTCCTGTTTAGGTTCAGGTATATAAACATTTATCTTTGCCATTAACTTCTCATACCCATAGGTAAGCCATAAATAAATTGACCATTAATAAATTGAGGTGCACCATATAATGAACCTAAGCCCATAGTGTTTGGATTCATTTGTTGAGCTTGTTGTTGGGCCATCAATAATTGTAAACCTTGAGGCGATTGATCATTAATTTCCTCGTACCTAAATGTTTTATTACCAAATTGATCATACTCAGCTACTTTTCTTAAATTTCCTACATCGCCTCCATACTTTATTCCCGGACTTCCTTTAAACGTGGCTAAGTAATCACCATAGTTTAAAGGTTGTACAACTTGATCATCCATTTTTACCGGGGGTGGATTAAATGAAAAAGCATCCTTTTCAAAAAAATTAAATAAATCTGGATCTGACAATGTTGGAGGAGCTTTACTTCCCATGTCTCTCAAATAATCAGCATAATCTCTTCTATATTCTTGAATTCTTTTTCTTTGACCCGGAATATTTAAGGATGCATTATAATTTGCTCTTCTATTAAAGACACTTGGTAATTGAGAATAAATATTCTGAGCACCACTAGCAATATTTGAAAAAAAATTAGATAATCCTCCTTTTCCTGTAGAACTTGGAACTACATTTTGAGTTACTGTTTTTTTACTTGTTGAAGTTTGAGGACTTGGATCATTATCTCTAGGTGACGTGGGAGCAGTTTTATATTGTCCTTCTGCTGCGTATCGTTCTCTTGCACTCATTATCTTTGTCCATCTGGTTGTGTATCAGCTCTAAAAGTTCCATATCGCCAACTTTGATTTACTGAAGTATTTTCAACTTTTAAACTTGCAAATCTAGCTCTAGCTCTAGTATCAACTTTTTTTGTTGAACTGTCTATTGTAAAAGGCCCAAGTGGAGATGAAGTTTCTGTGTCCACCGGAAAATCTTTTAACAATATTGATATTTTAGCATCTCCCGTAAGAACTTTAAAGTCTGGTATAAATCTTCTAATACTAATAAAAAATTGACCATTACCATTAACATCTAAATCAAAATCTCCAGATTGAATAAATGATGTTATTGCTGTAGATGTACCTGTTCCATCAACCTGATTAGTTCCTTTTTCATGAGCGTAATAAATTGTAGAGCCGTTAGTATTTGTAACTCCGTTAATTACTGGAAAAGATGGAGTGCCTGTTTTGTTAAATTGAGTTGCGTAAGGGTTATCAAAAAGAGTAGCATCGTAATATGTGGTTCTGTCTAAAGATCCTGTTGTCCATACTCTTTCTCCATAATTATAACTTACTAATCTATCTATTTCTGTAGCTCCTGCTTTAGGATAAAACCAATTTATTTCTGAGTATAAATTATTATAACCAGCGTATACAATTTCACCACTATTAAAGTTTAAACCTAAATTATCTCCTCCAGTTGTGAATACAAAATCCTCAACTAAACAAGGTAAAGTTTTAACTGTACCATCGTAAACAAAAAAACCACCCGATTGACCCATCCAATAAACAGCACCATTTGCATATACAATTGAATGTTGACCTATCGCACCACAATTAGAACCCACTTGTCTAATTGAGAAAGTAAATGGGGTTCCTACAAATTGCATAACATAGGCAGACGTGTCTGTAATTATTAAAATATAGTCTTTACCTTTTGCAGCTCCTACAATTCTTGTGCCAGAGTCCAACCTAAATGTTCCTGCTGTGTTAGTTGATGTGGGTGTATAAGTAGAAGAGTCTTCTTGATCAGAAAACCTTATAAATAATTTATCTTGTGTGGTGGCTGTTCCTATGGTTGTTTCTGTGCCTAATATTATTAAATGTCTATCTCTTTCAGAAACTATTGTTGCTACTGAAGCTGTAGGTGCTCCAGATAGTATCGTGGATCTTGTAGATAAAGCTGTTGGAACAGAATGTATCGGATTCCATGTAAAAGTTTTACCATTTTTTATTGTGGCAATTAATGTTTCTCCAAAATTATCTAATGACCACGAAGCAGGATCTATTATTACGTTTGATGTAAGAGATGTTTGTCCCCAAGCAGTGTAGTATTCCACTGTCGCCCCTGAGCTATGTGCGGATCTCGTTCCTGCTACATCTCTAGTTATTCCTGTTAAATCATTACTTGATATTCCTGTATAAGAAATAAATTCTGCTCCTACTTTTATTGTTCCCGATGTAGGAAAATTTGCAGTAGAATTTAAAGTGATACTTGTACCTGATCCACCAGTTCCGGCTGTGTCATCATTCAAAGATCCATTTAAAGAATTAGTTAATCCAGAAGCACCACCATATGTAGATGTGCCCCATCCGTAACCCGCAGTTTGGGTGGTTGGCCCTACTTTGACATATGGATTTATTGTTGCTGATCCGGTGGCCGTTGTCGTTCCAGATGCAGCTGTAGAAACTTGTATTGTAAATGTATCTAAAGTGTTTGTTAAAACTTCAAACGTGTTATCTGTAAAAACTGTAGTAGCGTATCCTGAGCCTGTTGGAACAGAAACAGATGTAAAAGTAAATAAATCACCCGCCTCTAAACCATGACCTGCTTTATTTACTGTTATAGTTTGAGGTGTCGATGTAGATGCTATTGTAAAGGTTGCTCCTGTTATAGCAGTATCGAGTGGTGTTATGTCGTAAAATTTTCCAGAATAATAAACAAACAAACCTTTGTGTGTACCAATCGCTGAATATTTTCTACCGTCAAGATCAGCCCAAACATGTTGATCCCTTGCTACACCCACTAAAGTGTCACTAGTAAGTTGCTCCCAACCACCTAATTTTTCAGGCAGTCCATATCTAAATCTAACAAAGTCACCATCTACCCACTGTCCCTCTGCTCCAGTTTCAGTTACTTGTTTGTTAAACCCAGGTCTTATTGGTATCGTATTTAAAGGCATCAGTAATTATAACATAATAGATAATTGAAATCTATTTACCTCATAAATATTTGAACAGATATTCTTGGCATAATAGGACTCAATACGGTGTTAACTTTGTGTTGAAATGGTGATTTAATAATAACTAATGAATTACCAATAATAGGTATAAAACCATGGGCCTTTTCATCTGCAAACATAAATTCACCACCCCATTGAGTGCTCCATTTATTATTTAAATAATACGAACAACCGTATTTCCAGAGGTGATCATTATGCCAATTTATGCCTGAGCCTTTATTTAAAAAGTGAATAGTAGAAATCATCTTCTCAACATCTTTATCAAATTTAAAAAAAGGATTATTTCTTACTAAAATTTTTAATTTCTCAAAAGGTTTGTAATCTCTAACTCCAACAACTTGTGGAGATATTAAATTATTTATTAGGTCATCTGACCAATGATCTTTAGCTGGGCCTAAATTTATTTTTTTACGTTCTTTAATAATGGCGTTGTGAATTCCTTGATAAGTTTCTTTATCTAAAAAATCATGTATCCACCATAACTTATTGGGTATTGAATAAACTAATCTCATATCTGTGATAATTCATACTGGTCATAAGCATGTTCTGTATATGGCCCATTTTTATCGATATAGTGCATGAAAAGCTGTGCCATACCTTCTCCTTCATAAACACCTGGCCTCCAATGATAAGCTTCATGTCCTGGATATAATAAAGCTTCACCCTCTAATAATTCAAAAGATTTATCTTCAATAATTATAGGCC